CGGCTGTTGCGCATCGCTACTGCTTTCCCGCTGTTTGGTACTGCCTGATTGGTAGTTGCCATCTCATCCTCTGCCGTTATCGCCCGGCTGGCGGAACGTTGCTACCGGACACTCGCGCTGTGCTTGTGTCGTTGTTTGGATGAGTTAAAGATACAGATAAAACTGTATTGGCGTCAACAGACAAAACTGTAAAATGCCCTCGGATACACATATATAGCTGTTAATACTGGGAATAAATTTTGTAGACACAAAAAAACCGGCCTAAGCCGGTTCGATTGTAGAGGGAGGGGTTTAACGCTTACGTCGGTAAATTCTGTGTTCAACCATCGTACCAACGATCTTTATTGGCTGATAAGCACTGTTGATAACGGGGTAGTCATTGTTCAATGGGACAAGCTCAAACTGTTGGCAGCCGTTGGGATCAGTAAATGTGGGGCGGTATTTTTTGAAAGTCGCCTCGTCTTCACCATTTTTAGCGACCACAAATTCGCCCGGCGTTGGCTCAATTTCTGGATCAACGATAATCACATCACCATCTTTAAAATCTGGCTCCATTGAATCGCCCTTTATCTTCAAAGCGAAACAGAACTCAGACAGATCCATATCAGTCATTACATATTCATAGCTGCCATCAAAAGCCTCAATAGGGGATTTAGTGGCTAAAGCACCAGCTTGAACATAGCTAATCAACGGTATTTTCCTTGTGTTTACTTCAGCCAAAGGCATAAACGCACCGCCGTTCATTAGCCATGCCGGATCGCATTTGAGTGCGCTGGCAATGCCAACAATATTACGGGGCTTAAGGGTTTTACCGTCTTCAATGCTCGCCCAAGACTGCTGTCTTATACCAGCTTTCTCTGCGGCTTCGGCCTGAGTAAGGCCCAAGGCCAGACGTTTCTCTTTGACTCGATCTGCAAGGCTCATAGATTCCTCTTCCAATATGCCTCGATATTCACAGTTTAAACTGTCATTGACAAACAGAAATAACTGTCACAGAATACAGATAAAACTGTAGGAGGTGCCATGGATAACATTTCGCAACGCCTCAAGCAAAGACGTGCGGAGATGAAATTATCTCAAGCGCAGTTAGCCGAGAAAGCAGGCATCAAGCAGCAATCTCTTCAGGCCATTGAGGCTGGCAAAACAAAGCGCCCACGTTTCTTGTTTGAATTAGCCGCCGCTCTTCAGTGCGATGCGCACTGGCTGATATACGGCAATGAACCCATCGAGTCGACTGATAGTAAGCCGACACATTAATAACTGAAGCGTTCCCAAACATATTTTCCGGAGCCAGAAGAATGCAAACACTCAGTTTTCATGATGATACTAGGGCGCTATCAGCTCCGGTGATATCGAATTATCAAGGCGTACCGCGCAACAACTGTAAGCTTAATCGCATTCGTGAAGCGGTGAAGGCCTGGAACCGTGCGACTCCAGGCGCTGCTCAGCTCCACATTTCGCAACTGGTGGCGAAGGAGTGGATGGCGCGCGGCGGGCGGGGGTTACTGCTGGCTGGTTCAGAGCACAACACCAAGCAGTATTTTTTCCGGATGATTAACGATCCGGGTCCGAAGAACGACAAAAGCCTGGTACAGCTGACCCCGGTAATTATCGACGTGATGGCTCGCGATAACGAGGAGGTGGCGCGCCGGTTCGGACTAATCAGCACTAAGACGAAGGCTCAGCTCATTGCAGATGCGATGAAAGAGTGTGCCGAAGCAAAGCAGGCTGTCCTGCTCAACGTACCTGAGCACCAGAAGCTGAAAGAGGTCAGTGAGGGTATCGCATCGCTATTCAGGCTGATGCCGGAACAAACAGGGTCGCTGATGACGATCGTCACGTCAATGCTGGGGGCTATGTGAAGAGTTTAAAGAGGGTGAAGACCGTTGTGCGCCAACACAGCCGGTCTTCAGGTGCAATTACGGGAAGCAATCGCGAGGTCATTATGACAAACGCTTTTTTAAAATACCAGGCGAAAGGGGCATAGCTATGTCAAATGTCGCTTACGCCGATTTTGCGGCACGTACTGCCGCCAGGAGCAACAGGATGGAGAACCAGAAGACCGGTTTCATCCCGTTGTACCGGAGTGTACTGAAGCAGTCCTGGGGGAAAGATGTTTACCTCCGCACCCTGTGGGATAACCTGCTTCTTACCGCTGCAAGACAGCCCTACACGGCCAACTTTAAGGGCCGTCAGTGGCCGTTGCAGACCGGACAACTGGTGACCACCACAGCCGATCTGGGGCTGGCATTATGCGACCGGAACGGGGAACCCACCAGCCGTCACGCAGTGGACCGTATGCTCGCTTTTTTTGAGAAAGAAGGGATGATCACCACAGCAGGAGAGCGCCGGAAAGGCACGGTGATCACCATCACTAATTACGCGCTTTATGCTCAAAAAATGGACGATTTACCCGCGCATAACGCCGCGCATAACAGCGAGCATAACCCCGCGCATAACGAAGCCAGTAACGGCGCGGCTTCGGAGGGTAGTACCGCGCATAACCCCGAGCATAAGGGCGCGCTTAAGCCCGCGCATCATGAACAAGAAGTAATATTAAATACTAACGTATTTAATGATCGTCAGAAAAAATCCAAATCTTTTCCTGATGCTGCAGTTCAGACCCCCGCAGGTGACAAGTGGGGTACCGCTGAAGATCTGCAGTGCGCAGAGTGGATGCTCGCCCTGCGCAACATCACCAAGCCTTCGCTGAAAAAACCAAACCTCACCACCTGGGCGAATGATATTCGCATGCTGCGCCAGCTCGACGGCCGCACGCATCGCGAGATCTGCCAGCTGTTCAAATGGGCTGCGCAGGATTCGTTCTGGCACAAAAACATTCTCTCGCCCGCTAAGCTGCGCAAGCAGTGGGACACCCTGGTGTTGCACCGCGAGGATGGCAGCCGCAAGCCTGTAAACGACACGCCAGCCAGTGACGCGCACTGGAACAGCCCTGAAGCCTGGGAGAATTTTATATGAACCACGAACTGTTTCAGGCTGTACAGAGCCGCGACGGCGAAATGCTGGCACGCATGGCAGGCGGCGGCCGGGACCAGGCCAAAGTGATCA